TCTGTCCAAGCGCTCCAGCGAGAGGCCCTCAGCCAATCGCTCCACGATGTTGCCAAGAAGTTCGCTGGTTATTGGGACAAGCGCCTGCTGAACCTGATGACCGGAGTCTTCCTCGACAACGAAGGATGATCATGGCCTGGTTCCTCTTCGTCGCAGAGGTCGCCCATGAAGATGCCAACGGCAATCTCGTGGGCACGGGCACGTATCGACGCATCGCCAAGAGCGACGACGGTGGTGGTACTGATCCGCTGTGCAACTGCCCTCCTCACGCGACCCGTGAGGAGGCTGATGCGTGCCCTGCCGCTGCGGCGAAGAGCCAGTTCTACGGGTTCACGCCTCGAAAGGTACGTCGTGGTGGTTGAGCCCGAAGAGGAGTGCCCTCCGACCGTGCCCTCCTCGCGCCTGGCGCCCTGCCTGCCGCTCGCTCGCAAGGCCAGCCCCGGGCTCCTCCACACTCTCAAAGAGCTGCTCTCGCAGGCTGAGGAGGGGAAGCTCGTGGGGGTTACGTTCCTGTGCAACCACGGCAACGAGACCAACGTGTACTACGCTGGCACCATCAACCTCCATGACGAGTTGATGGCGTTCGAGGACTACAAGTTTCAGCGCATGTTAGAACGGAACACGCGATCCAATGATAGATGATCGAGCTGCCCTCGAACGTCGTCTGGTACGCGCAGCCCGGCGCACAGCAGCTGTTCTTCAGCGTACCCTATGAGGTCTTCGAGGTCCTGTTCGAGGGTACGCGCGGCGGTGGCAAGACCGACTGCCTGATCATGGACTTTGCCCGTGAATGCGGGCAAGGGTTCGGGGCGGAGTGGTGTGGCTACCTGTTCAAGCGCACCAACCCCGAGCTGTTGGACGTCACGCGCAAGTGCCGTAAGTGGCTGCCCAAGATGTTCCCGGGCATCCGCTTCCGCGAGAAGCCGTACTTCGAGGCCATCTGGCCATCTGGTGAGGTGTTGCAGTGCCGTCACATGGGCGCCGAGGAAGATTACCTGGACGTTCACGGCTCCTCGGTGGGCTGGATTGGTTGGGAGGAGCTGACCAACTGGCCAACGCCGGTGTTGTTCCTGAAGTGCATGTCGCTCATCCGGTCCAGTCACCCTGAGGTAGCTCGCCGAAAGCGTTGCCGAGCTACCACGAACCCTGGCGGCCCTGGACATAACTGGGTTCGTGAGCGCTACAACTTGCCGATCAAGCGCAACCAGGTCATCTACGGCGATGACAAGGCCATGGCCGCCAAGTGGATGCAGGCCGAGGACCTGAAGGACGAGACGATCACCAAGCCGCGCCTGCGCATGGCGATCTTCAGCGACATCCGTGAGAACAAGATCTTCATGGACTCCGACCCCAACTACCTGGACGGCCTGAAGCAGGACGCCGGTAGTGAGGCCCAGTACAAGGCGTGGGTGTACGGGGACTGGAACATCGTCAGTGGTGGCATGTTCGATGACGTGTGGAACCAGCGATTCCACTGGATCAAGCCTTTCGAGATACCCGGCGACTGGAAGATCGACCGGAGCTTCGACTGGGGTGATTCCAAGCCCTTCAGTGTGGGTTGGTGGGCCCAGAGCAACGGCAGCGACGTCAAGCTCGCCAGTGGCAAGTGGACCAGCACCGTCAAGGGCGACTTGTTCCGCATCGGCGAGTGGTACGGCTGGAACGGCCAACCCAACGTGGGCTCCAAGCTCACCAGCACTGAGATCGCCGAGGGTATGGTGGAGCGGGAGCTGGGTCTGAAGATCTACCATCGCTGCGTGGCAGGCCCGGCCGACACCGGCATCTTCAGTGGCTACGATGGCAAGGCGTCCATCGCCCAGGAGATGAGTCGCCCGGTCCGCATGCCCAATGGACGTCAGTACCGCGGGATCTACTGGACCATGGCGCGCAAAGGGCCCAACACGCGCGAGCCAGGCTGGGCCGTCATGCGGAAGGCTCTGAAGAACTCCATGCGGATGGACAACAAGCCGCGTGAGAGACCAGGTCTGTTCATCTTCGACCGCTGCGAGCAGTGGGCTCGTACCGTGCCCGTGCTGCCTCGAGACATCAAATACACGGACGACGTCGACACGGACGCGGAAGACCATCCCGCTGACGAGACCCGCTACCGGGTGATCGAAGTTGGTTCAGGATTGACAGTCGGAACTACCCTGGGCGACCGGTAAAGAGCTATCATTGCCGGATGGCGACCTCGGCTCAGACCGGCTCCTCTCTTGACACCAGGCACCCGAGCTACTCCGCGCACATCAAGGACTGGGAGCTGTGCCGAGACTGCGAGCGTGGTGAGCGGCAGATCAAGGACAAGGGTCAGTGCTACCTGGCGGCTACCGCGGCGATGATCGCGGATGGATACCCGAACACTGGCACCAAGGGATATGCAGATTACTGCATCTACATCTCGCGTGCGGTCTTCCATGGCTACCTCGAGCGCGCCGTCGACCGGCACATGGGGCAGCTCTGGGAGAAAGAACCCAAGGTGGAGATGCCCACGAGCATGGAGCCCTTGCGCGAGAAGTGCAACCGCAAGGGTGAATCCCTCATGCAGCTCCTGCGCCTCATGCAGGATGAGTGCTTGACGACGGGTCGACTGGGCTTGTTCGCCGACATGCCTCAGGGCAAGAAGAACGAGGAAGGTGGCACCGATCCCATCAAGGGTGACATACTGCCGTACATCAACATGTACAAGGCAGAGCACATCATCAACTGGGATGAGGGTGAGACCGACCAGGTCGTGCACGATAGCCTGAACTTGGTGGTGCTCGATGAGAGCAGCCCCATTCGCAAGGACATCTTCAGCTGGGAGTGGCAGAAGAAGTGGCGCGTGCTCATGCTTGGAGATCCACAGATCAACGAGGAAGACAACGCGAGCATCGTCAACGGTGGCGACTTCTACAAGGCCGGCGTGTTTACCGACGAGCAGACGTTCTCCATAGAGCAGATGGTGGAACCGAGCTGGAAAGGCAACAAGCTCAACCACATACCGTTCGTCTTCGTCAACTCCAAGGACATCGTGCCGGAGCCGGATGATCCGCCGCTCTTGCAGCTGGCTCGCAAGGACATCACCATCTACCATGGCGAGGCCGACTATCGGCAGACGCTGTTCCTCCAGGGCCAGTACGTGTTCACCATCATCGGCGACCAGGAGGATGACCCCAACAACCCCAAGCCTGTGCGCACAGGCGCCGGCTCCCTGTTGCGCATCCCCAACCCGCAAGCGACCGTACAGTACGTCGGCATAGACGGCAAGGGAGGGCTCGAGGAGCAGCGCCTAGCCATCGAAAACGACATGCGTGAGGCCGAGGTGCTTTCGGGCACGCTCACGGACCAGCGCTCCAACCAGAAGGAGAGCGGCGACGCCCTCGGTAAGCGCATGGCAGGCCAGAGCGCGTCGCTCCGCTCCATTGCCATCAACTGCGCTCTGGGCCTCCAGACCATCCTGCGCTCCATCGCCGTCTGGATGGGTGAAGACCCCGAGAAGGTCATCATCACTCCGAACCTCGAGTTCAACGAGGTGAAGTTGACGCCCAAGGACATCCTCGACCTGCAGTCGTCCAAGACCGCAGGCGCTCCCATCAGCGACGAGGCGATGCATTGGAACGTCAAGCGCTCTGGCCTCACGCCGTTCGAGTATGACGACGAGAACGAGAAGATCTCCGAGGAAGAGCCACGCGTCGACCTCACAGGTGGCCTGGTTGGAGCGCCCATGGACCCCGCCATGGAAGCCGAGGAAGGCCGGAAACAAGAGGCCCATGACCAGGCACTGGACCATGGTGAACGCAACATGAAGCTCGCCGAGAACGCCGACAAGCGTGAAAGAAGTAAGTCATGAGTGAACCAATCCTTCAGTTCTTCCAGTATCAACACCTTCCTCCGCATCTGCAGGCGATCAGCAAGCCGTTCTGTGAGATGGCTCATGCCATGGTAGCAGGCGACAACGTCCTGCAGTCTGGCACGACCACGTTCGGCCCGCCGTTGCCACGCAACCCAGAGCGAACCGTCGCTTTGCGCAAGCTCTTGGAAGCAAAGGACGCTGCCGTGCGTGCGTCGGTGTACCAATCACAATGAAAGTCAAGATCTACAGCTGTGGCAAGCGCCTGTTGCTCGAGGGGGAGATCGAGCCGAGCACGCGCGTGCCCATGCTCAATGAGCACATCGTGGTACAGGACGTGGAACTCATTGTCCACAAGATCTCCTGGTCCTTTGACCCAACGGTCATGAGGATCTACTGCAACGGCACGGGTAAGATTCCAGCATGATCTTTTTGCACATTGCTGTGGGAATGGTGGTCTTTGCTGCAGCATACACGCTGTACTTGTGTCTGAAGAACCAAGCATGACCACCGCCAACGAAGCCTGGATGGATGCAGTCATCCGACACCAAGTCGGGTTGATGCGGCTCGCTCCAGGCATCAGCGCGGATGTCAACGACCTGCTCAACAAGAGCGAGAAGGACATCGCGGACCAGATCGCCAAGCGTTACGCCAAGGGCATGGACGCCCGACGCTTGGAGGCATTGCTGAAGACGGTCAAGGCTACTCGCTCTTCAGCTTGGAAGAACGTTGATCAGCTATGGGCTGATCAGATGGAGGAGATTGCCAAGAGCGAACCAGCATTCTTGGATGCAACGCTTGATGCAGTTAGCCCGACTGTCCTCGAGACTACGTTGCCCACTGCGCAGCGCCTGGCGGACATCGCCAGGTCGACGCCGTTCCAAGGTCGGATCATGTCCGACTGGGCCCAGAAGGTCGAGCAAGGCGACTTAGATCGCATCGAACAACAGATCAAGATCGGCTTAGCCCAGGGGGAGACTGGTGCTCAGATCTCCAAGCGCCTGTTCGGCACCGTGCAGCTGAAGGGCACGGACGGCGTCACGCAGATCACTCGCAATAATGCCGACAGCCTCACCCGCACAGCGGTAAACGCCATTAGCAACGGAGCCAAGCAGGAGTTCTACAAAGAGAACGCGGACCTGTTCGAGGACGAGGTGTTCCTCGCCACGTTGGATGCCCGGACGACGCTGATCTGTGCGAGCAACGACAACAAGCACTTCCCCATCGGTGAAGGTCCGGTTCCACCGCTGCATTGGAGGTGCAGGTCGTTACGGCTTGCCACATTGAATGGCGAGGTCATTGGTTCCCGCCCGATGCGCAACTTCACGGAGAAACAGATCCTCCAGGAGTACGCGGACAAGCACAACCTGGGCAAGATCACCAAGCGCTCCCAGCTACCTCATGGAAGCAAGGGCGACTTCGATTCGTTTGCACGCCAGCGCATGCGTGACCTCACAGGCGTTGCTCCAGCCAAGCTCTCCTATCAGGAATGGCTCCAGCGCCAGAGTGCCAGCTTTCAGGATGAGATCCTAGGCAAGGCGCGTGGTGAGCTGTTCCGCAATGGCGGCGTCACCCTCGACAAGTTCGTCAACGCTGCTGGTGATAAGCTGTCCCTCGAGCAGCTGGGCAAGTCTGATCTAGCCCACCTACCGAACTCACCCGTGGGGCAAGAAGCCAAGGCGCTGAAGGCTGCTGCAGCCGCAAAGCGCGCCGAGGAGGAAGCCGCCAAGGCAGCTAAGGCCAAGGCCGAGGCCGAGGCCAAGGCGGCCGCGGAGGAGGCAGCGAAGCTCGAGGCCAAGGCCCAGCAGATTGCTGCAGAGAAGGCAGCAGCCGCGGAGTCAAAGGCTGCTGCGGCGGAGGCAAAGGCTGCGAAGGAAGCCAAGAAGGCAGCAGCTGCGGAGGCCAAAGCCGCCAAGGCTGCTGAGAAGGCGGCCAAGATCGAAGCCGCTGCCAAGGAGCTGGCGGCCATGGAAGCTGCATCCAAGGCAGCAGCTGAAGCGGAAGCAAAGGCCATCAATGCTGCGCAGCTGAAGCACCTTGCCGAGCTGGAAGAAGCCAAGAAGCTGGCCGACCAGAAGGCGGCAGCCGCGTTAAAGGCAGCGCAGGAGCCGCCCAAGCCATTGGCCTTGGTGGAGCAGAAGACTGCGCTGTACGAACAGCAGAAACAGAACACTGCCAAGCTGAACACGCTCGTCTCGCAGCAAAGTAAGAAGGGCCTGGACGCAGCAACGAAGTCTTCCCTGCAAGACCAGATTGACCACGTCAAGCATAGCCAACAGGTAAACGCAGCGAAGATCGATGTCATCAACAAGCAGTTGACCGACAGCTACTACAAGAGCAAGACGCCAACTCCACCTCAGTCGAAAGCCCAGGTTGACGCATTTGCTGCTACCAAAGCGTCGCTAAAGCATTCCATCGCGTTCAACCAGGAGATGCTGCAGGCTGCTCAGAAGGGCAAGGACGCAGCGGCGAAGAAGGCTGTTGACTATTGGAAAGAGCAGCTGTCCAAGAACCAAGCTGCGTTGAAAGAGCTGGAGGGTACTGCGCCGGTGCAAGTGGCTCCAAAGCCTGCGCCCGCACCAACCCAGCCAAAGGACACCCTCAGCGATTATCGGACCAAGTTCAAGGGCGAGCTTCAGTCGTATGGCAATGAGGACTACACGCCAGCTGCTCGAAAGCACTTTGAGTCAAGCAGCTGGACGCTGAACGGAGACGAAGTGAGTGCTGTCAGGCAATACGGTGGCAGCGGGTACCGAGGTATCCGTGCAGCGCAAGCATTGGAGGGCGGCGTGTCGCGTGCTGTGATCAAGGAAAGCGACAGCGCCATTGAGCATGGACGCAAGCTGCTGCGCCCGTTGGCTGCAGGTCAGGCCAAGCTCACCATGAACAACCCTGTGGGCAGCAATGGTCGCCTGTACCGAGGCCTCAAGCTCAAGAACGAAGACCTGAAGAAGTGGCTGGATAGCGACGTGCTGGACCAGTCAATTGAGAAGACAATCTCAACATCGGTCAACCAGAAAGTGGCCTGGGGCTACTCGGATGGACCAGGCCCGGGCCGCCAGCGTGTTGTCATCAACTATCATGCGCCCAAGAAGGCCGCTCCATTGCTGAGCCCTATCGCCTCGTACTCTGAGGAAAAGGAGATGCTCCTGGAGGGCCGAAAGTTCAAGATACGCAAGGTCACGTACGACCCCGGCACAACTATCTGGCAGTTTGACGTCGAGGAAATGGTATAATTCCAGCATGCTAACCAAATGGCGAGAACTGATTGAAGAGATGGACCCAGAGGTCTTCTGGGCTCTTCCACCCGAAGTTCGTGTTGAGACTTTGGTGGAGGTCGATGGCCATTGGATTCGCATTGACCGATTCCAGGACGAT